GATTTAAAGTGGATGAGATGTGGAGGCATCTCTCTCGGAAATATTTCAAAAGAGAGCACAGTGGATTGAGCGATATGATTGATGCTGTTTCAAAAGGTAGAATGCAGCAAAGATTCGGAGGATTCGGGCACGGATCTGATTATTATAGAACAACTCAAAAAAGGCAGGCTGAATTATTCGCGAATCTATTCGAGGGATGGGGAACTGGTGGAAAGGTATGGAGTGAAATCACTGATAATTTCCCGAATCTCTCAGGTTTATTCGAGGAGGTAATGAAAGAATCACTAAAATGAACGAGCTACAAAAAGCAAAGCAGGCACATAAGGAAAAATTCGGGAAAGAGCCCTCCATCATCGGGATGTGGTGGAGTGATCCTGATAGGCTCATCGAGAACATCGAGAAAGCAGTGGAAACTGGAGAGGAGTATGATGAGTATAAGCTACTATCTAAAGAGGATCAGAAGCTGTATGATGATGGGATGCTGCTTTTCTGAGGCATAAAAAAAGAGGAACGAATGCTCCTCTGTTTTCAGTTCGGATGAAAGTAAATTTCTCAGGATTTCGATTCTGAGCCACTTTCTGCATCTGAATGGGTATCTGTGCCACTTGGAAAGAGTTCGGGCTCTGTGAGCTTTCTGTGGAGGTATTTCGCTGTATCCTTAAATCCAGCAGGAACTCCACTATCTCGAGCCATTAAGTGCATCAGGAATATCTTGAGCTCCACTCTGAAATGAGGATCATCCTTCATCTGTTTTAGTTATTGTTTAAGATTTTATGGGCTCGAATAATGATCAACTGTGCATTCACAGCATCACTGATCAGCTCTCGATTCTCTAAGCTATGGCACATCAAATCATCCCGAAATCTATGCATCAGGATCCTGAGATCATATTCTCGATTACAGCTCTCAATTCTAACGAGTGCCTCAGTATGTGATATCACAGCTCTCACAGCTCTCACTTTTTCGCTCCTCTCCTGATTAGTTTATATACTGCCTGAGGGCTGGAGCACGTTTTACCATTATCCAGCTCGAATCGTGATTTCTCTTTCACGATCATCTCGTGTATATCATCAGGCACGCTGCGGAGGATGATTCTCACTGATTGTTTTTCGTTTTTCATATCCCAAAGATATCAGAGCATATCTAGATATCAAAGAGCTCTCTGATACCTAAATATCCACAGCTCCACTGATATCACTATCGAGCTCGTTAATTTTGAGAAACAGAAAAAACAGAAAACTATGCCGATACTCGGAAAACTACTGGGGGAACTTTTGCAGAATGCTGGATATGATATCGAGGCGAATGCTGATGTTGTGGGATCTTTGCTCGCACTGGATCAGGATGTACCTGATGAGGTAGCATCTCCACTGAAATCGAATCTCCTCACTTTGGAGAGCGCGAAAAACTCTCCTGAGATAAAAAAACATTTCACAGCTCAGGCATTAAATACAGTGGATACCACTCTGTATGAGTATGCAGATGAGTATGGTGAAATACCTGAGGAGAAACTCTCAGCCATTCGTGCCGAGAAATCATCCTACAAAAAACAGAGGATGATGCTAGATGCTCTCAAGGATATCGAGAGAGGAAAGCAGGGAGCTGCTGGAGCTAATGATGAAACAAAAGCACAGCTCGATGCTAGAAAAGCAAAAATCGAGGAGCTATCTCAGGAGCTAAATACGATTAAATCATCTCACGAGGATGCTATCAGAGCTGCTCAGAGTGAGGCACAGAATAAGATACTGAACTATGCACAAAATGCAGAGCTCGGGATGCGTGATTTCGCACAGGAGGATCTAGATAAATCCACAAATGTGATGATCGCGAGGCAAATCGTTGATTCATATCTGAAAGAGGTAGGGGCTGCTCCTATCGCTGGAGAGGATGGATCGATTCGGTTAGTTCAAGCAAACGATCCTCAAATGGATTTTATGCTCGAAAACAAGAAAATCAGTTTCGGCTCTCTCGCTGATAAAATACTAGGAGAGAAAAAACTTTTGAAAGTGTCTGATCCGAATCCTGCTCCACGAGGAGCTGGAGCTGGAGCTGGAAATAATCCATTAAATAATCCCAACGGAGGAGGAGCTGGAGCTCAGGCATTCTCTCGAGAGGCATCTGCTGCATACGATTCGCAGATCGCTGCTCTCACAGGAGGAAACTGATATCTCTCTGATACCATAGGGATCCATCCATAAAAAAATAGAAATTATGGGATTTGTACCTTATTTACTTATTCATTTGAAAATGCTCCTAGAGCAGAACTACACTGGCACGAAAATCACTCCGAGTGGATTTCTGAAAATGTGCCTAGAAAATCAACCATCAGCACAGCTCACATCTGTGAATGGTCAATCCGTAGAGTACGGAAAGCTGAGCACTGCCTCAGGAATGATCCGAGATCTGAAATACAAGTTTCTCCCACGTATCACTGATGAGCAGATAGGAGATACAGATAATTGTGATAATGATTTCGGATTTCAATATTCTGAGGGATCAATCGAAACTCCACTATTCTCTAAAGGAGGATTTCAACTCGAGTGGGGATTCGTGGAGCGATACGAGGAGGAGGCTGCTCGAATGGTTGCCACTGGAAATCCATCAACTCCTGTTTTGCAGGAACTTGTGACGCAGTTAATGCATACTGTGAATGGTATGATTGTGAATATCGATAAGAAACTGCTTAACCAGCTCGTTTTTGGAGTGAATGCAGAGAATGGATCATCTGCTCATAAGAACATCAACATCAACAAGGATGGGAGCGTGCTTGATTTATCTGCTGGGATCACTGAGATTCTATCAGATGCAGCGATCAATGAGTTCGCTGGAGATCCTCTGATCGTTGGATCAGGGCTGTTCAATAAATTCGAGATCGCGAAATCAAACATCGGGCTCAATGCTGGAGGAATGAATGCATCTCAGGGAGGGTATGATTTTTATTATGATATCAATGCTGCATCTGGGACTCAGATTGGAGCTGATTCGATTGGAGTATTCGCTAGAAATTCTGTGGGATTTTTTGACATAGATAGATACATCGCGTGGAAAGCTGGCAAGCACGGAAACTCTTGGTTCTGTACTATTCAGCTCCCTGTGGAGAATCCTGTGGCTGGAGCAGCTCCTGTGATGATGCCTTTCAATTTGCAGATCAAGGAAATCGATTGCCCTGAGGAGGATTTCGATGGATATGATACTCGCGTGATGGGTAGAGGGTACAAAATCATCCTCACTAAGCGTTTCGGGCTATTCCAGCAGCCTCTAGATGCATATCAACCAACGGATCGATTAGCAGGAACTAACGGAGCTCTCAGATACAAAATCGCGAATGAGTGCGATGGATGTACAGAACGACCTCCATTTCCTCCGTTTGAAACAAGAGAGTAGTTTAATTAAATAGCTAACTTAAAAGAGAGGGAGTGAGCAAAAGCTCTCTCCCTCTTTTTATTAAATAGAATGAGAATGGAATGTTTGAGGGGGTATATAGGTATCAGAGGATGCACTGATTCGCAGCCTGTGAGTGAGCTTTACATCAATGATCTCGAGGGAATATCACTGGAGAGTATTGAAAAACTCGCGAATGAGGAGCAGAAAACGTATCTCGGAGTGTGGAGAGATGTGGAGCGCAGAGCTCTAAAGAAATTCACTACCTCTCTCACAAACTATTTCAGAACAAAATACAGGATTAAAAAATTACTGGATAGGTACTATTTCGGGCAGTACGTGGATCCATCAGATACAGCTCCAGCAGCAGCAGGATTTCGAGGCATATCAGTGGAGCTCAATCCTCACAGAACAGAGGCAGAGATATCTCCATTCATCACGATGAGCGTTTCTCGTTTCCAATATTATGCACTCGCTGATGATGATATCGAGTTTCAGATAATTGATCCGTTATCTAATGAGATACTATGGAGCGAGATTGTGGCTGTAAAATCAGGGCAGTGGAATGATGTGAAAGCGATTTTCTCTGTGCCAGCTCTCCAGTTTACAAGAGAGCTCAGGATCGGATATGTTTCCACTGGAGTGGTATCTCCGAAAACATCCCTATCAAACGATACATCAGGAGAGTGTGGCTGCTCCATAGCTGGCTGCTGCTCAGCTAGAATCAAAGGGATAGAAACATCTACTCTCGGAGTTTCATATGATACAGAGAACTCATTCGGGATCAGAGGATTCGTTTCTCTCCAGTGCTCGTATGAGGGGCTCGTATGTGCCAGCAGAGAGCTATTCAGCACAGCTCTGTGGTATTATATGGGGGCTGAAATGATGAGAGAGAGAATCCACTCGAGCAGGCTGAATAAATTCACATCGATAAACAGGAAAGATGCACAGGAGCTGCTGGATGATTTTCTAGATGTTTATCAGAACGAAATGGAAACAGTGATTGATGCTGTGGATCTCAATGAATCTGAGTGCTGCCTAGAATGCTCTGCTGTGGTAACGTATGTGGAAACTACTCTCTGATGCTGCTGCTTGCCACAGATATTGATAAACAGCTAGAGAGGGTATTCGTCAAGCTGAAAAAGTTCAGCCCATCCGATCAGGAGGGATCACGCATCGTGAGAGAGGTAGCTCTCAACAATCTCGCTCAGATGAGGGATCGCATACAGAATAGAGGAGAGGCATCTGCTGGAGGAGATATCGGAACATACAGCAAAAAACCGATTTACGTGCCAGTGGATGAAATGGTAGGGAAAAAGCTCAAGCCTGAGGGAAAGAACTTCAAAGGAAAGAGGAGATCCACTTTCGCATCAGGAAAGCGAAAAGGTAAGCCACATAAATCTCGATACTTTGAGGATGGTTATGAGGGATATAAAAATGAGATAGGCAGGAACACTCTCGGAAAAGTGAATCTCACGCTCTCAGGGCAGTTTTTCAATCAGATGCAGCTATTCCCAACATCGAAAGGATGGGGAATCGGATGGAGTAACTCAGCTATGCTCAAGAGGGCGAAAGGATTCGAGAGCTCTGATTACTTTGGGAAAAAAATATTTTCACCAACAAGAAAAGAGAGGAGCTCTGCTGTATCTCTAGCAAAAAAACTCACAGAGGATGCCATTTCTAGATAAACAAATCAAAGTATTAAATCAGGTTCTCAAAGCAGCTCTCCTCACAGATGAGAGGTTCGCTGGAGGGATATTGTATGGGCTCACATCATCAACCATCAAAACAGATAAGGATGGCTCAGAGCGAGCGTTTCCTTATTTCATCAATGAAAATGGAGAGCCAGTGGATGTGATAATCGATGATACATATCCAGTGATGATCTATCACAAAAGAGCAGCAGATTCTACACTATCAGTGAGCGAGAGCTCATTCGGAGATTCTCAGGAGCTTACAGAGGAGCAGCAGATGAGTATGGTTGTATATGGTAAAGGATCGAGGCTGAGAGTATCTGATGAGCAGATGAAAAGTTTCATTATCTTAGCGATGCCCACAGAAATCAGCAGAAATCTGCTCTCGGGAATACAAATCGACAAAATCAGCATCACTCCAACTGGAGCGAAAATGGACTCGATATCGGTTTTTAACGAGGAATATCAGGGCAGTGATTACAGGCTAGATCAATCCGATTTTCTCATCAAAATAAACTACACGCTCAGCTCTGATTTTCGGAGAGAGTGTATAGATATATGCGACTGCTGAAAGCAGTAATACTGAAAAAATCAGCTAACTAAAAAATAGAAAATATGGCTGGAGGATATTATCCGAATACTTGCGAGAATGTTGTACCTCCACATTCTTGTGATCCTTGTTTACCACGAGAGTTCGGTAGAGTGAGAGCAGTGGCTTTCATTAAGGAGGGGTTCGAGTTCGTGGATGAAACATCTCAATCAGAGTGGGAGGCTGGCATTCAGAGTGGGGATATCATTCTGATACCAAAAGTGCATGGGGCACTGCCTGAGCCATCTGAGCAGATGGGAGCTGGATATGGAGATACAGTGGAAACGCTGCTCGGATATGAGTTCGTGCTCACTTATTATGATCGAAATTATGCAGAGAACTGCGATTTCTACAATGCACTACAAGGGCAGCAATCGTACAAACTAATGTATAAGACTGAAACGAAAGGGCATCTCACAGATGCTACTGTATCAGTGATCCCTAAAGCTCCAATCGAGGATGATCTAAACTCTGAGGTTGTGTGGATGGTGCAGGTGAAGTGGAAAGATAGCTCTCACGCTTGCCCTTTCAATTTCCCTGAGGAGGTTCTCAAATGTTATGAGCTGGGGGAGTAACTAGCGAATGCCTCTGTGCTTATGTATTCGCTCAAAATCCATATTTAATCTCCCACTTTACTGGAGGAGAGCTCAATTTTGAGTTCGATTTCAGCCTGTATGAGAGCGCGATAATTTCCTCAAGTGGAAATTTGTCGAATGTTCGTGCAGATGTTACTGTTTATCAGGGTGGAGTGATTGTGGATCTGAGAAGCACAACAGTATCGAGTGGATCTGATGGATGGCTGCTGCCATCTCGGGATGCTACTATATTTCTCACTGTATCCGTAAATATGGATGATGGAGCGATAATGTATTTCGAGAATGTTTTGGTGCAGGATGCCACTACTGGAATCATCGGAGGTGTAACTGCTGATACACTATATGGAGAGGTGAACTGTGATCAGGTGAAACTGGATGTGAAAAAATTAGGCTCTGTGCCTTTCTCTAGTTTCGGATTCTATGATTACTATGATAATCCTGTGAGTGGAGAAACAGATAACTATGATGGAGAAATGCCATCTGCATTCGGAGTGGATCCATTCAATCGGGTATTACTGTTTAAGATTGATTTCGATATCGCGAATTTCCCTGATCTCCCATCGGGAGAGGTGGGAGATATCGTTCTGATATCAGCAGGATATACTGGAGATTGCTAATGAAATCACTGGAATCCATATCAAAAAGTGACGCGAGGAAAGTGATCGCAGCATTCTCTATGATTGCTCTGATCATCTTTCTCGTGCTTATTTTTACCTGTGAAATCCCTGATAATAATAAGGATCTCGCGTATGTAGTGGGAGGAGCTTTCATCGGGAGCTGTATCTCCTCCGTTTATAACTACTTTTTCGGGAGCTCTCAGGGCTCTGCTGATAAACAAATGGAACTAAGGGAAAAAAGAAATGAGCATTGAAACGGATAAAACAGCGAAAGCTGCTGGGTACTTTTTAGATGGAGCGAAAATTTTACTCCCATTCGCTGCTGCTCTTTGGGCAGTATACTCTTTCAGTGGTGATGCTAAAGAGGAGAGAGCTTTAATGCATCAGCAGATAAATACAAACATCAGAGAAATCTCTGAGGTATCAGGAGAGAACAAAGCACTGAGAGATCAGGTTCAAGCTAATACTGTGACACTAACGGAAGTAAAAACAGACCTAAAGCACATCAAAAATGACACGAAAGAAACTCTCGATCTTGTTCGTGCTTATGTTCGCCCTCGCTGATTATATCAGCCCACAAAATCGACCATATACAGAACATCAGATACAGCTCCAGCAGTGCAGGAAAGTTCACGAGGCTGCTGATTCTCTCGGGCAGGAGATGGATACCATTCAGCTCCAGCATCACGAAATACAGCATAATCTGCGCGATGCAATGCGAATGAGAAATCCTCGATAATCTGCTTAATTTTGAAAAATGGAGATAACAGTTCAGAGATTTTCGAGCAATAATGAGAGCACTCTAGGAGTGCTTTTTATCGATTGCGATTTTCAATGCTACACGATAGAGGATGAGTTCAGATCCAAAAAAGCGAGAGGAGAAACTCGGATTCCTGCTGGGAGGTACAGGATCACTCTGAGAAATGAGGGAGGATTTCATTCTCGATATCTGCAAAAATTCGGAGCTGATTTCCACAAGGGAATGCTGTGGATCAGGGATGTTCCTGATTTCGAGTATATCCTCATCCACATAGGGAATGATGATGATGATACTGCTGGCTGTTTGCTCGTGGGAAACACTGCCAACAATAACAGGAGTGGAGCTGGATTCGTTGGGGATAGCACTGGAGCGTATAAAGAGCTCTATCAGATCATCAGGGATGCGATACTGGATGGAGATGATGTGTGGATCAATTATCTCGATGAGGGGCAGATGAGGATGGAGATATGATGATCAGATCAAACATCGTGAGGAATATTGTGCTCCCTGTACTGGCTGGAGCTCTGCTCGTGGGATTGATTATTCTATCAGTGAATCTCTCCATCAAAAATCATCAGCTAGAGAAAGCGAAACAGCATCTCGTGGATGACCGGAAAGAGGAAATCTCGAGGATGAAAAACGCTCACAGGGCATCCATCAGGGAGCTGAAAATGCTCCAAATAGAGCAGGATAAAATCATCAAATCACAGCGAGCTGAGAAACGAGAATTGATGCAGGAGTATAAATCTCTCCAGCGTAAAATAATGCAGCAAAATGAAAGGATCGATCAAATGGATAGCACTGCTCTGCTTGATGAGCTCAAACGTATCAGGGCAGCACATCAGATATATTGAGGATACTCTCCATTACTGCCTCACAGAAAAGTTCACGAAATTTCTCGTGAGCGAACATCTCGAGAATAGGATCAACTCGGATCTGATCATCAATCTCACGAAACAAAATCAGAGCGATTCAACTCAAATCAAGGCACTGGAGCGAAAGCTGGCTGCTGCTGCTGATATCGAGCTGGAGCAGGATTCCATCATAGATCTCACTGAGCAGGATGTGGAGCTCACAGAGAAAGAGCTCAAGAGGCAAAAGAGGAGAGCTAGATGGGAAAAAGTATGGAGCTGGGGAAAATATGTACTCATCGGAGCAGGCTCTGCTGGAGCAGGCTATGCCATAGGCTCACTGGCTCACTGAGCTAATTTCGTGAGCTCTCATCCACTTTCTCGCATTCTGATGCACAGATACTCCATTCTCAGGAGATAATCGCTCAGAATCAATTTCAGAAAAAAATAACTCGTTTTTAAGAACGAAATCAAATAAATCTCTCGGAGTGAGGTTGATTATATAGATTTTATATATATACTTGCACTCACAATCAAAACAGAGAGAGATGATTTCCAACAAACTACAAACGGGAGCAACAGCATTCGAGGCACTTACATCAGAGCTCGTGAGTGATTTAAGTAGAAACTATATGATCAGGTTTTATCCTGATTCAAAGAGTAAGAAATCACAGCTCATCGGAGTGAGCAGATTCGCGAAAGAGGTGCAGGATGTGAGAGTATTCGAGGGCATCCTCCAGCGATTAGATCTCTGTATGGATAACAAGCTCCACGTAAAACTCAGGAGAGGTATCGCTTTCACAATCATATACAGATAATCAATTCAATCACTGAAAACAGAGAACAGATGAAAACAGAGAACCAAAATTTCACAAAGCACTACGAGCTGATCCCTGAGGATCACATCATCATCGGATGGGGATATCCTGAGCCTGATATGGATGCAGATGGCAGGATCTATTTAATCCCTCGTTTTGATCTCACAGATGCATTCACTGCTGGAGATGTATCAGAGAAAGAGCTGAGCTGGCTGGAGAGTATAGTGGGATCAGGCAGCACTAGATGCAATCACTGCGGAAAATCGATGAAGTATTTCGCACTCGTGAAAAATCAGGAAAACAGCAGAGCTCACATCATCGGCACTCAGTGTGCATCCAGTATGATCGGATACAGGCAGGAGAAAGTGGATGCAATGCACAAAACCACGTTAAAAGCGAGGCAGAAAATAGGCAGAGTGCAGAAAAAGAGGCAAGCGAAAAAGGATGCACAGGCATTCCTAGACAATCACAAAGGGCTGGAGAGAGCTCTGAGAGTGGATCACTACATCAGCAGTGATCTGAGCATAAAGCTCCAGCAGTATGGATCTATCAGTGAGAAACAGATAAAGCTGGCGTTCAAAATCGAGAAACAGGCAGAGGAGCGAAAGCAGAAACAGGCAGAGAGAGAGGCTCAGGGTAAATCATCAAATCACGTGGGAGAGGTAGGGGATAGGATTAAAAATGTGAAATGCACTGGAGTTTTCTCGAGATCATTTGATGGGAATTTCGGCACTTTCTACATCGTGAAATTCATCACAGCTCAGGGAGATACTCTAGTGTATAAAGGATCCGTTCCATACAGAGCTGATCAGTATGAGTGTGAGCTATCATTCACAGTAAAAGCTCACGAGGAATATCAGGGAGAGAAACAAACAGTGATACAGCGAGTGAAAGAAATTGATCCTAAGAAGTATGATGAGCTCCACATACTGAAAAAGGAAAGAGCATCAATAAAGTAAAACCATAAAAACAGAAATGATGAAAATCAACAATCAGAGAGGATACATCAATCAAAAATACAGAGCTGTGATGCTGTGGCATCGCTCTCTCCAGTGCTGGATCCTGAGCAGGATTCAAAAAAACGGAAAGATTCAGAGCAGCCTGTATGCATTCAAAAACTCACGATCAGAGGCTATTTCGTTTATCAGATTAACGTATGGGATAAAAGTTCCTCAGAGTGGATGGAGTGGCATTCAAGTTCAGCACAAAGAGCTGAGGAGCTGGGATGAGCTCGTGATGTTATCGTGGAATCAAAATCAAAATCAAATAGGATGAGCTGTGGGATCACATATATGCATTTTCATCAGGATAAAAGATGGAAATACTGGTACGATAAATCCATTAAATCGTGGGTAGTGCAGGAACTAGATGAGGATTCAAATCAGATCCACTATGAATGCGAATACTTCGCAATCAAAAAACATCTGCTGAAAGCATATCCATCATTCCAGTTCGTGCCTCAGCGAGTAGAAATGATGAGCGAGATACAGCTCCATCTGCTGAGGCACTATATCAGCAAGGGAAAGAGATGGAAAGTGAGAGGGCTGTGGATGAGCCTATCGTATGATCAGATCAGGGATTTCCTATCTGATAACGAGTGGAGAGAATTTCAGTGGCTGCTAGAATCAGCATCAGAGAGCCTCTGAGAGCGTTTCTCTCCATCAGTGGTATATACTACCATCAGGAGAGAGAAAGTGGCTCAGGGATCAATTTTTAAAGTATTAACAGAGTTTTGAGAACGAATAAGTAAAATATATAATTTTGAACCAATAATTTATAAAACAGATGGAGAAATTCAGAAAACAAAAATCAGAGGAGGCATCCGAATGCGTTAAAGTGAAAGCAGCTCTCCCGAGTGGAGGTATCACGAAAATCGTGGAGCTCACAGGTTATGATCAGCAGCTCGTGCAGCGAACTCTAAAAGGGCAGATTAAGCGATGGGATAAGAGGCACTCTCGTGTGATGAGGGAGGCTCGGAAATTGATTCAAAAAGTGGCACTATAAAGAAAGGGCTACTCAATCAAGAGCAGCCCTCGCGATTCATTGGGTCAAAACAGAGAGGAAAATCACCAACGAGCCACAAAGCTCGAGTAAAGAAAAACGAAAAACAAATCTAAAAACAGATAAAAACAGAGAAAAAATGAGAAAAGAAATTTCACAATTCATCGAAAAAGCTAGGGGAGAACAGATATCGGATGGGGCTGATAAGCTACTCAACGAGATGATTCTGATTCACTCCACACTGGAGGAGGCTCTCAAATCACTGGGAGGGATATCATCATTAAAAGGATCAGCATCACTGGAGCTGAAAGCGGATACTGATGTGATCAAAGAGCTGGCAGAAATAACCAATACGACTATGTACTCACCATCTGAGTTCAGCCCATACTGCTGGATGATGCTGCACGAGAATATAGATGGATCAGATGAGGATATCAGATTCACAATCAAGGGTTCAAAATGGAAAATCTCTCAAGTATGGGAGGATACTCAAGTGCACTAATTATGGGAAATAAAACAAATACAGATATAACTTTCGAGCCTCTTAAAGAGCTCTCAGAGTTTGAGATATATGATCAGGATCATCCACAAGTGTGGGAGGCATTCGAGAGATTCACGTTTAAAGCGATAAAGAAAGGATTCAAAAATTATGGAGCTCGCTCCATTTTCGAGCTCATTCGCTGGCATACTGGAGTGAATGCAGATTTCCCTGAGGGATTCAAAGTGAATAATACTTTCACTCCTGATTATGCTCGGAAATTTATGAAAGTACATCCTGAGTATGATGGGTATTTCAGAATCAGAGTGCAGGAGAGATCAAACAGAAACAAGTAAAAACAGAGAAAAAATGGCTGGAAAAGCAGAAAAAACAGAGGCAGAGCTCAGAGCAGCTCTCGGGATTAAAATCGAATTGATGGCGAAAGATATCGGAACTCTCGCGAAAGATGGGAGGAATGATTTCACGAAATACGACTACATATCAAATGATCAGCTCACTGCATCACTCAGGCAGAAACTGGGAGATCATCTGCTCAGCATCACATCTGATGTGATTGATTATGAGGAGAGAGAGAGTGTAGATGCCAAAGGGAAACAAGTGATCAGATCAATTGTGAAAATGGCTTTTGAGATTACTGATCTAGAAACTGGGCATCGGGAGATCAGGCAGTTCGTGGGAGCAGAGCAGGATACTGGAGGGAAATCATTCCAGCAGGCTGTGACGCAATGCTCTAAGTATTTCTATTTCAAACTGTTCAAAGTAACGAGTAGAGATGAGAGTGATCCCGATTCAAAATCTCAATCAGCATCTAAAGCTCAAAAATCAGCTCCAGCTAAGCAGCAGGAGAATGATGATCGCCTATGGTTGAATCCGAATGATGCAGATGGCAGATGGGATAAAATCGTGAGCTGGATCGCTGCTGGGAATGAGTTCAAAGGTGTATATCAAAAATACAAGCTATCGAAAGCGAATGCTGAGAAATTGAAAAACGATGCTGATGAGCTTAAAAAGAAACTAAATCAATAACCAAAAAAAAGAGAGTAAAAATGAAAAAATCACTGTATCAAATAGATCAGGAGTACATCATCCTGATGGAGCAAATGGAGGAGGCTGATGGCATTCTAGATGAAACACTGGAGAGGATGCTGGATATCTCAGAGGCTGAGCTAGAAACGAAAGCAGAAAAATACTGTATGATGATCAAACAGTATGAGGCAAATGTGGAGGCACGAAAATCTGAAATCGCTCGGATGGGAAAGCTGAACAAAACAGATCAGAATATCATCGATAGGCTGAAAGAGAATCTCTCCAGCTCGATGAGGCTGCACGAGAAAGAGAAAATCTCGGGAGATCTGTTCACTATCGGATTCAGAAAGAGCACGAAACTGGCACAGGCTGAGGATGTGGATATCACGAAACTGGATGAGAAATACCTCCGAAAAAAAGTGGAGCTCGATAAGAGCACAATCACATCAGCTCTCAAGGCAGGAGAGGAAATCGAGGGATTCTCACTCGAGGAAAACAAAAATCTCAGCATCAGATGAAAGAGCTGAAATTCAATATCGATCCGATTGGAGCTCCTCGCTCCTCTCGGAGAGATAAATGGAAACCATCTCCAGCAGTGCAGAGGTATCACGCATTCAGAGATCAGATCAAACTAGAGGCGAATAAGAAAGGGCTCTCAGAGCTCCCTCCTGCACTCGGATTCATTTTCGGGATGCCTATGCCAAAGAGCTGGAGCAATAAGAAACGAGAGGCTCACAGAGGGATGATTCATCAGCAGAAACCTGATCTCGATAATCTCATCAAAGCAGTGAAAGATTCTATCGCTTACAAATCAGCTCAGGATGATGCTCACGTGGGTACATATCTGTACGCTCAGAAAATGTGGGTAGATGAGGGATATATCGAGCTCCACATCCCTACTGATGAGAGGGAGTATGGAATGATCAAATCAATCAGAGATAATATAGTATCGATGATGAATGCTATCAGAGGAAATGGCTGATAAATATCAGATAGATGTTCCTGATGATGATGTGAGGGCTGGGAGGATATGTTCCTACTGTGGATATCCTCCATTACTAACTGAGAGCAATTTCGGATATCGCTGGAGCTGCGATCCCTGCGAGGCATACGTGGGAGTGCACAAGGGCACTCAGATTCCTCTCGGATCACTGGCAGATGCTAAGCTGAGGAATAAGAGGAAAGAGGTTCACAGATATTTTGATCAGATGTGGAGATTCGCGATGGCAAAGAGAGGCATCTCGAAACACAAGGCTCGAGGAGCTGCATACAAGTGGCTAGGAGAGCAGATGGGGCTGGATCCTGTGGAGTGCCATATCGGGATGATGGATCTCGAGGAATGCGCTCTCGCGATTAAGCTCTGCAAGCCTTATTTTAAAGAGAATATATAGTTTTACAAAAAACAGAGAACAGATGAAAACAGAGAAAACCACTCCTGAGGATGATTACCTCGAGAGGATCAGAAAAATAGCATCGAGATATCAGAGAGCTAAATGGTTACTTCTACGACTGGAGTGCAGGGAATCCATCAGGGGAGAAAGTTTGACTATCAGAAAAAACCATCTGAAAACAATCATCTCAAAGCTGGATGCAGCTATGGATCAGCAGGAAATAATAATCGAGAAAAATGGAGAATCAGATGGCTAAGAGATTTATCAGTACAGAGCTCATCTCAGAGGATTGGTATCTGATGCTATCGAGTGAGGTGAAACTGTTTTTCATTTATGCCACTCTCAGATGCGATCACGCTGGATTTTTAAAGGTGAATCTTAGGGCATTCAATGCACTGCACGAAACTCAGCTCACTCCTGATCAGATACTCTCTGAGGTAAACGAGGAGAAAGAGAGATTCAGAGTGATTACAGAGAGGCTGTGGCTGCTGGAGGATTTCATTCCATTCCAGTATGGATCATCTTTGAATCCGAACAATCGAGTGCACAGATCCATCCTTGATCTCCTAGAAAAAAATGGAGTATCATTGGGCTCAATTAAGGGGCTTAATAGGGGCTTAATAGGGGTTAAGGATAAGGATAAGGATAAGGATAGGGATAAGGATACAGATATCTCATACAGTAACGCGAGCGCGAAAACTGAGATCCCGAATGTAGTGGAAATCCACACTGAGATGAATCGCTGGCTCACAGCTCAGGGAATATCTATTACCAATTTCAACGCATCAGAGCTGGCTGAAAAGTTTCACAATCACTATGATGCACAGGGATGGCTCAGGAGTAATGGGATGCCCATATACAAGTGGCAGCCTCTTGTAAATAGCTGGATGGTGAAAGAGAAATCTCGTATATTGAAAGAAATGAACAGCGCAAAATCAGCCACTGATGGAGCGAAAAAAACAGAGAAAAAATGGCACAAAAATCAGAACTGATGCACGAGGATGTTCTCCTCAATTTACCTGATTACATCGGGGCTCAGCCTTTCGAGGATTCAGAAGCAGGGCAGAATCAGATCATCAAGCTCGCTGATTTCATCAGGAGGAGATTCCCGAAAGTTTCTCCCAAAAAAATGGAGGAGATTTTCGAGAATGCTGCTGCTGGAATGCTGCTCGATAATACAGGAAAGCCTGTATCTGTGAATACCTATGGAAAGAAAATCGGGATTGATTTAATAGGCAGAGCTCTCGGAGCGTATATGATACTCGAATCGAGAAAGATTAAAATCTCAGCTCCAGCTCAGGATGAAATGAAAGCGAAAACTCCTGAGGATCATTATCAGGAGCTGCTGGAGTATGTGAGGGAAAATGGAGAACTACCTCCTCTGAGATTTTGGAAACTCATCCACAGGCATCTCGCTCAGAAAGGGGAGCTCAAGGAAATCAAATCTCCATCTGTGCCAGTGTCAAAATTTAAAGGCAGAATCGCTCAGAGTATAGCTGATGCACTGAAAGAAAAAACAGCATCTGATGAGATATATCGGAAATCTCTCGAGGAGTATTTCACTAAAAATGGAGTGATATGAACTGGGATGCAAAGGATGAGCAGAGGCTCTCAGAAATCGTGGAGAGTGCTGTGGATGCAGCGATATCTACTCCAAAAAACAGGAACTCCTCAGTGCTGATGATAGTGGAGGAGGCAGTAACTGTGATCAGATCACTGATATCGAAACAGGATGCCATATCTCAGGGATACGTGGATATCATCGTGAAAAAGCAGAGAGATATCGATACGCTGGAGAATGGAGGATTCACAGATTCACTGATCACAAAAATCGTAAACGAGCACAAGCAGAGAGATGAGTGAGCTGGCAGATAAATTCGAGGAGTATTTCGCGAAACAGGAACTCATTCCTATCAAAGTGAATGGAGCTCAGTGGCTGGATCCAGCGAGGGCTGTATCTAATATGATCAAATGTATGAGGGCATCTCGAGAGGGATCTGATGCATTTGAATCATACAGAAACCATCTGAATCAGTACAGAAACGCTCTCAGAGAGCATAAAAGCTCACAGAGCATATCAGAGCTCACTATCAGCGAGAAAGTGGCTCAGATGCAAAATAAAAGCAAATCAATCAAATCACTAAAAGGCACAGAGCTGCCATAAAAACAGAGAAAAAATGTGTACGATCAAAAAGGAATACATCAAAAAACTGAAAGAGGAGAGAAAGCAGAAAGAGCTCAGCCTCGTGAAATTAGAGCAGGATCTCAGAGATTCGTGGAATGATGAGAGCAGATATCTCGAGCTGCTCAGGGAGCAAAGGATAACGAGAGGAGATCTCTCAATCATAAAAACAAAGCTGATAAATATGGAGCGAGGAAAAGAACTATTAGCACGATGAAACAGATAGTAATATTCACAGTTTCGATTATAGGTATCACAGCCATCGCTGTGCAGATAAAAACAGTTACTAAACATCACAGATCTGAGCTGAGATATAATGAGCTCAAAATGGAGAAAGCACTCAGGGAGATGGAATATCCGATTGATGTAATCAAAGCTCCTCCTGAGTTTCCTTGTATGCATAGTAGGTATCTATTGATTGATGCCACTGGGCCGTTTAAATAGATGAAAATGAGATTACTGAAAAGATTATTCAAAAATCGAGAATTGATACCTCTTAATTGGAAACAAGAAGATTACCCGAAACTTGAAGTAGGAGACACTTTGGTTGGAATTACCGAGAATGATACTTGGGATTACATTGCTGGATTTTGCAGAATGAACCCAAAGGTTGATAAAGGTCTTACAAGAATTTGGAAGGTCAAAGAGATAATGGAGAAAAGTGGCAGCACTTTAATTGAGTGTGGAAACAACAGAGCCTTTCTTGATTACTGTGATTGGGACGATGGTAATAGAGTTACTGTCAAAGCAAATCTAGCTTGGTCAGAGAAAAAGATAAGGTGGTTCAAAGAGGTTTGGCACTAAATGTTACACAACGTATTGTGTATAAACCTGTAAATTATAAAAAATGAATTGGAGAAAATTATTTTTAGTAACCTAAAGAGCACGATGAGATTCTCAGGGAAATATGCAATCCTGCTCCCGATCTCGAGAGTGGCGATGGATCAGATTGAAAAGAAAATCGGAGGATCCCAAGTGAATGGGAGTGATTTATTCCTCAAATCAGGATATAGTATTTCTGAGCTGGATAGCAGCGCAGTGATGGCAGTGATATCCAGTGGAGTGATATTCCCATTCCCAATCATCGGGAGAGAGATAATGATTCTCAGGAGCTCACAGCTCATCTCCACAATTTCTATGAACTGAAAAAGAGAAAGGGATGAGCTGCTCTGATTGGATACCTCCTGATTCATTTCTTTTCACAGATTGCTGCACAGGCAAAAAGAAAGGCTCTCCTGAGATAATCGATGAGATGAATGCTGCCATATCAGAGGAGCGATATGAATGGGCTGAGGAGTGCAGGAAAGAGCTGGAGAGGAGAGGAGATCTACCTGAGAGAGAGAATCCTTGATCTTGTCTTATCTTTACGGATGGATCAAATAGATCAATACAATGGCACAGAAAAAAGGAACAGGGAAAGAGAGAAAGATATCAGAGGCTGAGTTCCTCGTATTTCTCACTCGAAACGGAGGAGTGTATTCTCGCACAGCTCGAGATATCACACATCATCTCAGAAAGATTACAGGAGATAAAAATGCCAGCTATTCGAGGCAGGCTGTAAAGTATCGAGCAGAGCAGCTCCCTGATGGAGTGATAGAGGATATCGAGGATGAAACGTGGGATCTCGTAGCTGGAGGATTGCGTGATTCTCTCGTGAGTGTAGATCAAAACATAAAGCTCAAAGCAGTGCAGCTCGGGTTAAAGTATCTCGGGCATAAGTACGGAGTAACTGAGCACAAAGTACACGAGCACAAAAACATTCAAGTAATTATCTCAGGGGATGCTGGCTCGCAGGAGAAAGGATGAGCCTATTACCATACGAGTGGAGAGAGATGCATTCCTCCCTTGTTACAGGCACTTGATAGATCATCCAGCGTACATTCATTTCCTGTGGGGAGGTAGAGATTCGGGGAAATCCACTTTCATCGCTCAGCTCCTGCTGCTGGAGTGCCTGAGATCTCCATACTTTCGATGTATCCTAGTGAAAAAAACATTCGAGAGCATAAAGGATGCACAGTGGCAAACCTTGAAAGATATCGCTGAGGAGTGGGGAATCTCCCATCTGTTCAAGTTCACAGAGAGCCCTTTACAGGTAACTTGTGTGAATGGAAACAAGTTCATCGCTCGTGGATGTGACAAACCTGAGAAACTGAAATCCATAAAGGATCCCACAGTGGCTTGGTATGAGGAGGGGAATCAGCTCACTGAGGATGATTTCATCACTGTATCCACTACTCTGAGAAGTAATAAGCAGAAAGTAAAACAGTATTTCTCATTCAATCCTGAGGTCAAAGGAAACTATCGAGATCACTGGATGTGGCAATACTTCAAAGATCACTGTTCGAGAGGGATAAACACTTTCGAGCATACGATGGAGATGGAGCTGCCTGATGGAGAGAAAATCTCAATCGATTATACATCCACTCACACAACGTATCACGATAATAAATACGTGAGCTCTGAGAGAAAGGCACTGCTCGAGAGCTTGAAATTCACATCTCCATACTACTACCAAACTTTTACTCTCGGTAAATGGGGGAATAGAGAGGTGAAACAGAGATTCGCTTTCGCATTCGATAGAGGGAAACATCTCGGAAAGCCAGTTTTAAATGAGATGGAGTTCGTGTGGCTCTCATTCGATTTCAATGTGAATCCCATCTGCTGCTCAGTGCATCAGCACTATGATGGCAAGCTCCGAACACTCTCCTGCATTAAGCTGGCAGATTCAGACATATACAAGCTCTGCGATCAGATCAGAGCGAAGTATGGGCACTGTACTCTCAAGGTTACAGGAGATGCTACTGGAAAAGCTCGGAGTGCTCTCACAAAAGGGAATGTTCATTACTATCAAATCATCCAGCAGCAGCTCAATCTCGGAGAGATGCAGTTTGAAGTGCCCACAGTGAATCCTCCTCTAGAGAAATCAGGGCTGCTCGTGAATGCTGTACTCGCGAGATATCCGTATGAGTGCCACGAGGATGATGCATCTGCTCTCGTGTATGATTTCGAGAACGTGGAGCAGGATGCAGATGGTAAGATCAGGAAACAGGATCGGAACGATCCAGCTCAGCAGGCAGATGCGATAGATACATTCAGATATCTCCTCGAGGCAGAGATGAAACAGTATATCGATATAGATTATTTTTGAATATGGGAAAGACTAAAAGAAAAAAGAGAAAGGGTAGATCACTGGGGAAACGAGCTCACAGCGAGCTGAGAAACGAGAAACAGAGGCTGAAAGAAATCAGCAGGAAAGCTCAGGGAAACACGCTGCACGAGAGCGAACTGAGATCCATCATCCCACTGAGCGAGCTAAGCGAAAGAGCTCACGATGAGCTGCATTATGGAGTGCTCGCTCCTGATGAGGAGATAATGGAGCAGGAGCTGCACGAGAGGGCTCTGAAAGCTCTGAATCCTGATCCTGAGCCTATGGGAGAGCAGGGAGAGGAGAAAGTGATAAACTCGCAGACATTCAAGAGGAAACGAGTGAGGCTCACTGAGAATCTCTCTCCTGTATTGATGGCAGGAGATGTGCTCGTGAATGTAGCTGGGAGATACGTGAAAGATGGAGAGCATCCTCGTGTGATAGTTATGCATCAGAGGAGAGCTGGATTTCTCGGATGGCTATTCCCACTCGAGAGAGTAGAACATCCGAACAATTTCATCGAGGCTCACGTGGAGGCTATTCCGAACATATTTCAGCCCATATACAAAGAGTGTGGTTGTGGCTGGCACTTAGTGAGAACAGGAATGGATGGATCCGAATACTGTGGATACTGTATGAAAGATCTATATTGAAAAACGAAAAACATAGATAAAATGGCAAAAAGAGGGAGAACAAGGCGCGAAGCACTCGCGAAAGCAATGCAGGGAAAGCATTTCAAAGTGCTCAAGAATATCAATGCAGCGATTCGGAAAGGGGATATCCTCGAGAAATCAGGCACGTACTACATCAAGAAAGGAGAGCCTCGTGGAGAGCACTCAGTGAGAGTGCCTGTTCTGTGGGGATTGTTTAAGCTGAAAGTAAAAGCTCCGAATTTTCTAATCGCTGGAGCTGTGGAGGCTGCTCCTGCATATTTCGAGGAGCTATGAGCGTGAAATACACTAATCTGCAAAAGAAAATACAGGGGCAGGATGAGATATATCAGGCTCAGAGGAAAGCTCTCACGAATAAATATGAGAAGTACGGAAAGATTCACAGAGAGCTGAAAGCACTCGAGAGAACAAGGGAGAAACAGCTCAGGTGCAGGCATCGAGATCTGATCCTCTCGGAGCTCCCATTCCTCACTGATAATCAAGTGAATGCCATCAAAAGCATACTCACAGATTAGTATCTTAGCAGCTCATCAAAACAGAGAAAAAAATGAAAATACTAGAACTGTTCGCAGGCTCTCGCTCCATCGGAAATATGGCAGAGAAATTCGGGCATCAGGTGTGCTCAGTGGATGTGAAAGCATTCGAGGGCATCGATATCGTGATGGATATAGAGGAGCTCACACTCAGTGATCTCCCTTTCATCCCTGATATGATATGGGCATCTCCTCCCTGTACTACATTCAGCATCGCAGCCATCTCTCATCACAGAGATGGGCAGATCCCGAAATCTCCATTCGCTGAGAAATCAGATCGCCTCGTGAAAAATACACTCAAGCTGATTGATGATATTTTAATCCAAAAGCCTCACGCTGTTTACTACATCGAGAATCCGAGAGGGATGATGAGAAAGATGAGCTATATGGAGAACATCCCGAGAGTTACCATCACATACTGCTCCTATGGAGATGATAGGATGAAACCCACAGATATATGGAGCAATAACATCAGGAATGTATTTCATCCACTAGGCTGGAATCCTCTCCCTATGTGCCACAATGGAAACCCACACTGCCATCATCAGAGAGCTCCACGAGGCTCGAGAACAGGAACACAAGGGAGAGCGAACAACTACGAGAGGAGCAAGCTCCCTCCAGCTCTATGTGATGATGTAATCGAGGGAGCGTTTCACTCTGTGACGAATAATAAATCTACACACTGGAGAGATCCTGAGGAGGGTTAATTTCTGAGGATTTCGATCCTGAGCGATTTTATTCGTGATGATGGCTCTACATACCACTATCAGCGAGAAAGTGGCTTAAATGGCTTAATTTTGAGAAATGGATGGGAATCACGATATACAAAGAGAGCAGCCATATCATAAGCGTACACAATGCGAAGTTCACAGGGAGATATATAGGGATCTCAAGAGGAGAGGCATATCAGAGAGTGATCCTGTGATCACAAAGCTGAGAGATGCGTATGATATGGGGAAAAAGCTGAACAATAAGCTCAGGCAGTATCGATATAATTATGATGATCAGTGGTGGGAGGATAACAAGCTCGCAGGAGGAGAGATATCAGATGCTGATGATGATCAGAGTGATGATTATGAAATAACAGGAACTCCAGTATGAGAATAGTGTATATAGATATAGGGCTACACAAAGAGGCTCGAGAGATAGAGATGATGAGAGATACTGTGAGTGCTCTCAGGGAAATCACTGGGAAAGAGCTGGAGCTCCACGTTTATGGATACGAGGCTCATCCATCATACACTCAGAGGCTCGAGATGAGATATTCTGATGATGAGAATATTCACATCAGGAATGCTGCCATCTGTGATCATAATGGCACAGCGAGCCTGTTTCTCAGCCCATCCACAAATGGAGAGGGAAACTCCATCCACAGCTCAAAAAATAACGTGATCGGAAAGAGTATCACAGTGCCAGCTCGAAAGCTCTCCAGTGAGCTCATCAATATGCTAAAAGAGCAGCCTCTCGGGAGAAAGCTGGGAGATATTGTGATCCTGAGATTCAATATCGAGGGAGCTGAGCTGATGATGATGGAGGATCTGATCGGCACGAATACTCACAGATTCATCGATATATACTGTGGAGCTCCGAGTGATATCCCGAAAGTGCACGCGATCAAACACAAGCATCAGGAGTATCAGGATCTGCTCGAATCTGCTGGGATTAAGTTCATCCCATTCCACGCTCATTATCTTAAAGAGAGAGAGAGTTCTATGATTCAATCGATGGAGATGATACTGAGGAGGATGATCGATACCTCCTCCATCCGTAGAGAACATCAGGGAGATTCTCAAAAATGAATCCCATCTCGTACATCCTGCTCCATAGATCTACATCCTGAGCTCTCCATAGTTCAGTGGCATATCCTCCTGATGCCTCGAATGATTTTTGTTTAATTATGATACTCGCGTGATTTACGAGCCACGCTCTCCCATCCTCATTCGGCTCAGGATTTACTGGATGCTGGCTGATGAATGCTGGAGCTCTTGTGATATCATCATTCCAAAATGAAAACAACTGGCATCCGAGAACATCAATCTCAGGATTCTGCTCGAGCCTTTCAATCATCAATCTGAATCTATTTCTAGAGCAGATATCATCACTATCGATATGAGCTACGTATTCCGTTTTCACGTGCCTGTGCCCTTCATTCAGAGCTCCACTGATGCCTGAGTTCCATTTCATTCGGATCAGATCTATTCCATCCTGCTCAGAGAGCCACTTGAGAGCCCACAGCGTATCCTTTCGATGGCTTGCATCATCGATGAGAATAATTCTGTGATTCCCTCCATCATCCTGCTCAGTGATGCAGCGTACTGCCTCGAGGAGATGATGAGCTGGAGTGTTATGTACTGGAATCAGAACTGTGAGATCCATCAGATGTGATGTGATTACAGAAATACAAGCTCTCAGGATCCTGAATTTTCTCTGTGGGAGGCTGGAGCTGGAGCAGTTTATCATATACTCGAATGATGAACTGAGATCCCTTTTTCAGTTTTAGAACGTGCAGGATGCTAGTGATTATTAGCATAGAATCTCCAGCGATATCACGAAACTGAAATACGCGATCAGCAGCCTCTCTCCATCTGCGAGCTGCTCCAATGGAGAGAGCTCTATCAATGTGATCAATAGGATGTTTAAATGCCCTCAGGAATGATGCATCTGCCTCTCTGATATCTCTCTCAATTGTGAAAATATGATCAGCAGCATCCTCCAGCTCTTGAGAGTGATTGTGCACTTTATGGATAATCACATCAGTATTGTATTCGATGAGCTCAGTGTTTCCAGTGTGGCTCACTGAGAGCCCTGCCTCGATACAGGAGAGCCTGATGGCATTGTACAGCCACGTGCTCCCTGTTCGGTAATATGTGCCCACAACTATTCTCACGCTTTCACTCCAATTGTGAGAAATAAATCAGCGTGCTGAACTGTTTTAGCTCCCTTTGCAAAGTACGGAGCGAGCTTGAGGCAGCAAGAGCCCCAAGATTCCTCTCCTCTCGTTACCACGATCAGAGGATTTCCTGATGGGATGATATCGTATGGGCAAGCTCCCTGAGCGCAGATGATCACATCGTGAGGATGAGAAAGTACCTCCTCGCTGGATGTATCTTTCACGTGAAATTTCTTAGTATATCCTTTTACGTTTTTCTTGGCAGCAGCGATCAGATCAGCAGATTTGCTCACTCCATGATATCGTGTGATCCCTACATCTTTCAGAGCCTGAGCGATTCCTCCATCTCCACAATCAATCTCAAGAACTCCATTTTTTTTCGGGTTAAAATCATCTCTCTGAGAGAGGTTTTCTGTGATGGCTGTAAGAATGCCCAATGTGATCAACTTTTTCATTTCTTGGTATTTAAGTGATTAAAATTCAAGCTCAAAAATAGGGCATAAAAAAAGAGGAATGAAAACCATCCCTCTCTCTCCAGTGCCAGCAGAGCTGATCAGAGCTCTGCGATCTGATCGCGTATGCTCTGAGCTTTGCTCCTCAGTTTCTCTATATCCTTGATTATTCTCGGGATGCGTGCAGCAGAGGCTCTGTATCGATTTCTCAGGCTCTGAACATCTCTCTCCAGCTCCTCCTGCTGATACTCAGCGAATCCCTCAGGGCTCTTGTGAGTTTCCTTGCCATATTCATTCAGATCACTCCATTTCATCGTGAGCAGATTGAACTCCTCTCCTCTCCTCTCAATGGCTAGAGATTCGAGCTGCTTATCATTCAGTTTTGATTTCAACTGCTCATCCTGTAATCTGTTTAATACTGCCTCATTCATACTGATGATCTGCTCAGTATCTCTGAGCTTATTCTCGAGCTTTAAAATGCCTTTCAATCTCTTTAATACTGGCATCTCAGGAGCACTGATTTTCGGCAGGTTCGTTTTCGTGATGTATCTGATATGCAGCCTCTGCACGTTGTATCCTCCTGCATAGATCACATCAGTGCTGAAAGCATACGATGAGCCATCTCTCATCACAGTGGCATCGATACGAATGCATCCAGCAGATACGCTCCCACAGATAATCTCCACGAGCTCATCAGTGCTCAGGGTGTATTTCTCCACTGCTTTACATAGATCCATAGTGAGATGCATTCTGATATCATCAGCCATCCATCTCGGAGCAGGAGTTCCTCTCTCCTCCTCATACTTTGCGATTCTCATATCCACGAGCTCGGAGATTTTACTCTCCAGCTCTGTGAGGATTCGTGTGATGATTTTATTCTCGATTTTCATTTTCTCTGTTTTTAAGGTGTTTTTTTGTTTGTTTCTGAGAGCGAATATATATAAAATCTATAAAACGGAGCACGTTTGTGATGTTTTTTTTCATCATCCCTCTCCCATATCTTTGTGAGATGGCATCAGAATACATCATATCGAGAAACTGCTCAGAATGTTATAACTACATCACAGATGCGTGCCCATCATCGGGATTCACGCTCCCTACTGGATTATCAGATGGAACTGAAATCTCGTGGGAAATAGAGGATAAATTCGGAGCGAAATATAAAGGGAATGGAATCATCAATTCAGATGAGGAAATTGAGATTCCTGTAACTGGATTTCCTGAGGGATTATTCAATGCTCACGCTGGGATTTTCATATTCAAAATTCTAGGAGTAAATGGGAATGATGATCTGTGTGAGGGTATAGATATCACTATATGCGAGGAGGATTATTCCTGTATCGCGTTCAGTTTCACTCCCATCACAGAGATATCTGATGAAACTCCTCTCACTGGGTACGGATACGGATATACAGAAACTGAATGATTCTGATTATAATCACATCACTCATCTCGCTGTCTGTGCACGTAGTTCTCACGTGGGAGGATATGATATTCAAATCTCTAGGAGATAAGCTCTCACAGCTCATCCCTGCTCCATTTTTAAAGCCATTATTCACGTGCTTACCTTGTATGGGAGGATTCTATGGATTAACTATGTGGATAATATCATCAGGATCTGATCAGATCAGCTCTGTTGAGTGGTTTGTTCTTTCTTTCATTCCAGCTCCAGCTCTCGGATTGATTCCATCAGTGCTCTGCTGTATAGGGGCGAACTCTCTCCTGAGCTTAGCACTGAGCCATATAAAATCAATGCAGATACTGGCAGAGTATCAGGAGCTCAGATATATGGATGATCAATCGTATATAAACGAAAACTAAATCAATGCACTATCATCATCTGCTAACTGGGAAAGGATGGATTAAAAAGAAATGCTCCTCCTGCTCGGGAAATAGTAAGAATACATATACTCATCCACAGAGAGCTGGAGAGGAGATCGTGATTTATAAACTCTCGAAAGTATTCAGATACAAGAAAAACGGAATCATCATATCAGGTGGGAGCGTAGATTCTCTCAGGTATCAACATTTCACACAATGAGAAAAACAAAACAGAGATTCAGTGAGTGGCTCACGAAAAAGCTAAACAAATCAGCAGCAGGGCTCGTTCCTCCGAAAAAGGCATTCCCTGAGAATAAGTTTGTGATAAAGCCAGCATTCAAGAGTGGGGGAGTGTGGTATTACACGATGGATGATATTTTCAACATCCCATATCAGCGAGGGCTCGAAGCGATTCACGCATACGAGGAATTACAGATGAAATGCGATCTGAACTATTTAAGAGAGCATACAGCTCTCATCTCGGAGCTATTGAGTAAGAGTATCACGCTGGATGAGATATCGCGTATAAACTCAGCTAACGAGCAATTAAAGCAGAGGCTGGATTGGATCGTTATTCCTGATCAGGCATATAAACTCGCATCGATAGTATTTTTTGATGCGAATGAGGATCCATCAACGTATGAGATCGGATATGCAAAGCAAAAGATCGAGAGATGGAAACAGGAGCAGGATGTGGAGAGTTTTTTTTTGCAGCAGCCAGTGAGCAAGCTGATGCCCTTCTTAAACGGATTCGATGGGAGTTTCCTGAGCTATTCAGCTCTGATAGAGAAAGTGAATCGCGATCACTTGAGAAATCTCTCGGGGAAATTTTCTCCGAATCTCGTAAAGCTGCATATAGATCGAGAGTAGATCTACTATGTGAGGGAGATGAGAGATCGTTACATTTGTTAAATGGATGGACGATCCACGATTACTATTTCAATCTGAATGAGGTAGTGATAAGACCATACGAGAAACGAAATGTGATGCATCGTGTCGGAAAAAATCATACTTGAGTGGGTAGGAGATCCATCAGGGCTCAAACCTGTGGCAGATGCTCTGAAATCAATAGGGGCACTCTCAAAGGATCAACAAAAGAAATTTGAGCAGGCAAATAATGCATTCAAGAAACGGAGTGCTGATATTAAAAAGCAAACATCCGAACAGCAAAAGCTGAACAAGGAAACAGGCAAGGGAGCGAAATCTGTGCAGGATCTAGCGAACAGAACAAAGCAGCTCCCGAAAAACATTAAGCAGGCAGGAGTAGCTGCTCAGGGGCTGGGCAGATCGATGATGAATCTCGGGAGGCAGATAGCTGCTGCATTCGGAGTGGTAACATTGGTTGCATCCCTAGTGATGGGATTTAAGCAGCTCATCTCTGTGAATGCTGATTTCGAGGCTCAGATGGCACGAGTGAAAGCTATCACAGGAGCTACTGGAGCAGAGTTTCAAAAGCTGGAGAAAGATGCAAAGAGGCTCGGATCCTCCACGAAATTTACTGCCACTCAAGTGGGGGAATTACAGGAAGCGTATGCAAAGCTGGGATTCACAACGGAGGAGATACTCTCAGCCACTGAGGCAACATTACTACTCGCTGAGGCTACGGGATCAGATCTCGGGCAGGCAGCAGATACTGCTGGAGCTGTGCTTAGGGCATTCGGAATGGATGCATCAGAAACTCAGAGAGTGGTGGATGTGATGGCTAAATCATTCACATCATCTGCACTGGGGATGGAAAATTTCTCAGAGGCGATGAAATTCGTAGCTCCAGTGGCTAAAGCTGCGAACATAGATATCGAAACTACCACAGCACTGCTCGGAAAGCTGGCAGATGCTAACTTGAGAGGATCGATAGCAGGAACAGGGCTCAAGAATCTCCTGAGCAAGTTATCTGATGAGAACTCTACGCTCGCGAAAGAGATCGGATTCGGAGTGAAAAACTCAGAGGATCTGATCAAAGCATTCAAGATTCTGCAAAAAGGGCACATCGATCTCACGAAAGCCACAGAGCTCACAGATGAGAGATCGAAAGCTGCATTCCTCACGCTCATCGCTGGGATTGATGGAGTGGAGGATTTAAAAATCGCTCTAGATGGAGCTGCTGGCTCTGCTGAGCAGATGGCAGAGATAATGAGAGATACATTCAAGGGAGATGTAGATAAAGCTGCATCAGCTTGGGAGGGATTACTGCTCGCTATGGAGGGAACTGATACAGCTCGAGGATTCGTGCAGGGGCTCACTGATGTGATCGCAGGGCTTACCATAACCATCCAAAAGCTCAAAGGCGAATATCGTGAGATTATGGCTGAGCAGGGGCTGGATGCTGCTTTCAAAGCAGGAACTGATCGAGCAGCCCAATTCAAAAAGACTATGGAGGGATCCATCACTGATCAAACAAAACTGATCAGGCTGCTGGAAAGAGAAATCGAGAGAGCCTCAGGTACATACGATGAGATGAATGATGAGGCTGCAAAGTGGGGAGCTATTCACGAGAGATATAAAAAGGAAATAGATGATTATTCGTGGTTTCAAGTAGTGCCTGAGAGCACAGAAAGAGCAGCAGAGGCAGCTCGAAAAAACTCAGAGGCTGTGGATGAAAATCAGGAGAGCCTGCTGGCATATATGGATGCTCTAGCTGGATATGTGGAGCTCATCAAAAAAGGTGGAGGAGCTAATGATGAAACAGAAAAATACACGCGATCAATTAAGCAGTTACAGAAAGAGCTGAAAGCATTCAAAACAACATTCTCAGAGGCAGAGATCGGGAGTGCTGAGTGGATCAAAGCAATCGGAGATATGGAGCTCAAAACTCGCGAGCTCACGAAAGCACAAGAGGATGCCACGAAAGCACTCAAGGCATTCAAGATCGAGAATGATATGATCCCTCCGAATGCAATGGATGCCACTCGAGAGGAGATGGAAAGGCTCTTTCAGATGGATGAGGAGAACAGGCAGGAATCACTAAAAAGGGGAGCAGATGCAATCAATAAACAGGCAGATCTAGATAAGATATCAGTAAACGAAAGGATTGAGAGAGAGGAGGGGAGAGCTGTGAAAATGTTCGATATTGAAACGAATCGAATCGATGCGATGATTGCTTTATACGAAGCGCATGGGGAGGATGCCACTGGGCTCAGGCTCAGGCAGAGTGAGAGATTCGCTGATCTCAACAGTAAAGAGCTGAAAGAGTATCAGGATTTCATCGATGAGCTGGATGCAATGGATGAGGAGCGAGATGAGAACAGAAAGCAGGCATTCAAAGATGCAGTGCAGGCATCGGGAGATATAGCTACGGAGCTATTTGGCAGAATCACTGAAATTCAAAATAATGCTCTAGATTTCGAGATGCAGAATCTAGATGCTAGGCTCGAGGCTGGAGAAATCACTCGAGAGGAGTATGAGCAAAAGAGGCAAGCAGCACAGCAGAAACAGGCAGCGAACAACAAGCAGAACGCTCTATTCGAGGCAATCATCAATACTGCTGTGGCAGTTACGAAAGCACTCACTGATGGAGATTATGCGAATGCTATTCTGTTCGGAGTTTTAGGAGGAGCTGAAATCGCAGCCATCGCATCTCAGCCCATTCCTCAGTTCGCTGTGGGTACTAAAGATGCGCCAGCAGGATTCAAATGGGTAGGAGAGAAAGGAGCTGAGCTCGTGTATGATGGAGGAGGATATCCAATCATCACACACGCTGAAAGCAAAGCTCTCAGCGAGGATCCACACTCAGCTCAGGCTCAGAAAATCAGGCAGAAATATGATATCCCGAATCTCGATGTGGGGCTGTTCGGAAATAATCTCTCATATAGTGATAAAGTGAAATCAGCACAGGGATCAAGAAATTCAATCGATTATGATAAGCTCGGAAAAGTGCTGGCTGAGAATCTAATGGGAAAGAACAGGGATCTGCTCAGGAGCTTAGAGAAATCACGTGATCTCGATAGAGCTGGATATACTGCTCTGATTGATGCACTGGGAAACACAAAACAAAAGAGGAGAGGTTATGCCACTTAGAGTGAGGTTAAATGGAGATGTGATCAGTAATGATGTGCACAGAATTGAGGATATCGAGGAGGAGTATTTCTATCAGATGGAGATATTCACATACCTCCACGAAATCACAGGATCACTGATATTCACAGGATCAGCGTACAATACCATCAGATCTCTGTTTGATGGGAATATATGCGAAGCTATACAGATATCCATCGAGGATGATTCCTGTGGGCAGTATCAGGCTATATACGAGGGAGAAATATATCTCTCTGATGTGAACTGGAATCTCACAGAATGCTCAGCTCGAGTTTCAATATCAGATTCGGGAATCATCGGGCTGATTGATGATAACAAATCAGTTCCTGTGAATCTATATGTGAACACACTGAAAAATGGAGGAAACTGGAATCCCATCTCTGTGATTACAGATATCGGATTCGTGGATCCCACGAGCTCATTCGCTACTGCAAACGGTAGGCAAGGGATACGAGTATTCGATGCACTCAAACGAGTGGCTGAGGTGATTAGTGATGGGCAGATATCAGTGAGATCTGATTATTTTGATCCAACTATCGGAAACACTAACGAGGCTCAGAAATGGTGCGTGCTGATGAAAGGCAGGGAGCTCAGAGCTGCTGAGGGTATTACAGAGCTCAATATCACATACGAGGATCTGATGAGGGATCTCAATAAGCTATACAATATCGCGGTAGGGTTCGAGATTGATCAATCCACTGGAGAGAGATTTCTGAGGATTGAGCCAAAATCATTCTTTTTCAAAGAGAATGAGAATGGATATTATTTCGAGGGAGTGCCCAACGTGGAGCAGAGCGTGGAGGAGGATTTATTCTATGCGGTTATGTCTTTCGGTAGTTATGAGCCAGCATCACAATTCGACTACATCGAGAGAGTGCTATTTCTCAGCCACGAGGAGCAGAAATTCCATCTCGGAGGGCAGTGTAATATCGATAATACACTGGATCTGATCACTGGAACTCTCGTGTATGATACTAATGTGATACAGAGAGTGCTGCCTGTGGCAGTGGGAGGGCTGGCAGATGAGAGCTGGGATGAGGAGGTTTTTATCATTCATATTTTTGAACCTACTCCTCCGAATCCTCATATCTACTATGGAACTTTTACGCTGCTCCCATACAATCCAGCTCGAGGATATTTTAATGATCACTTTTCTCCTCATCAGGTAGCTCTGAGATGGTTCGGGAGTGTTCCATTTTCGATATACTCATATCTAGGAGGCACAGGATCAAATGATTCAGAATCCATCAATCTAAATCCTCAGTTCACTCAGATTTTCGGAGCTCCTCCCACGATTGGAGCTCAGTATCAATGGCTGGATTTCCCTACTGATCTCAGTGATCCGAGTAATAATTTCTCACACTCTCCCATTGTGAATCCTGCTGGATTCGGAGGAAATATATCACACTATACTGCTCCAGCAGGAGGGCTGTATAAGGTGGAGCTGAATTTCGATTTCACTGGATGGTGGCAGTACGTACAGTTTCTCGTATTCGATGCAGCAGGAGCTCTCCAGTATTACATAAATCCATACAATGCATTCGAGGGAGGATCTCCCACTGATCCATACGGAGGAGGCATCATCGGATTACAGCTCCAGCAGGCAACAAATCTCCACATACAAACATCAGCGATCATCCCTGTGGAAACAGGTAGCAGAATCACAGCTCTCCTCCCATATTCACTAGGCACGATCACTCAGGCAGAGATATCAGTGAAATCTACTTTCTCGGGAGAGTTTCAGAGTTTTGATTTTAGCAGTACAAAATATCTGAGAACGAAATTCGAGTTTCCTCTCCCTTTGGCAGATAGAAATGAGATTTTCGCTGCTCAGTACGCGAAACAGAGGCTCAGCTACAATGGAGGAGATGTGAATGGATTCCTCAACAAAATGAAACGAAATCTCGAATCAGGATCCACATTGATTGAGTGGCTCGGATCTTTTTAACTTTGAAAAATGGCATCAGCATCGAATATCCATCCAGTAAGATTCAACCATCTCCAGCACTGCTCCCAAAAGGATGGGAGATATAGGCAGCTCGTAAATTATGGAGATGTTACTCAGTTTCAGATGCAGATGGATATCTGTAATCCTGATACTAATATGGTACTCAATCCTGCATTCAGCTCCACTGATAACTGGGGAGCGAGTGGATCAGCATTCATCGATATATATAATGGATGGGGGCAGAAATTTGCCAGTAACACATCGGGGCAGCTATATCAGATCGTGCCAGTGAATGATGGAGTGTATGTATATATCTCATTTGATCTCACGATACAGAATGGATCAATGAAAATGGCAGCAGGATCATACACTGAGATATTCGAGATGAGTGGTACATACTCGCGATGGATTGAGGCTGATTCTCTCACTCAGATATCATTCTCAGGAGCTCCAGCAGCGAACTGGACGATCACGAGCGTGGGGATGTATGCAGTAAACACGAATTTCTCTGTGCAGATCGTTGATATTGATGATAATGTAATCAGGGAAATGAATCCACTGAATGATCCTCAGTATTTCGATTTCACGAGGCAGTGGTTCACATTCTCATACGATTGGGAGGATTCACTGGGAGAAAATCTCCCTGAGGGATGTTATCGATTTCTAGTTTCTGATCCTTGTGATTGTTTGAATGGAGGATTGATTCCTGCTGATCTGATCACTGGAGTTACTAATTACTGGGATCAGGCATCCTCTCCATCGTGGATCATATTCAATGGCACAGCCACATATAACGGATTGATTGATGGGGATGATATATGGATAGAAAATGTTTTCTGTGATGATGTGGAATATACAATCTCATACACGCTCTCAGGAATGGCTGGGAATAAGTTTCAAATCAGGGCAGGAGCTACTGCTGGAGCTGTACGCATAGCTGATGGCACGTACACAGAAACGCTCACAGCGAATGGCAATAATGGCAGATTCGTGATGTTCGGATATAATACTGCTGGAGCTAGTGCCTTTCAATTAACAGATTTAAGTATCACTAGATCATCGCGTGGATATGGTTTCAGATCCAATCTGTTCGATTTACAGAGCTCCACTGAATGCACGTGCATCATCAGTGCCTGCTGTGATTCTGATAATTTGCAGGCTGGATATATAGATACTGCTTTCAGCCCTAGAATCAGGCTAAGAGTAAATTATGGAGATGCAGAATATGAGCCAATATCACGAGAAACATTTAAGAGCTCATTTGGATATAAATCCTCATATTTTTACAGGGGCGAAAAAACAAAACTGCTCTCATTCGCGGCTGCTGAATATGTGCACGATTTTATGGGGCATCTTGGAGGGTATGATCACGTATATCTCGATGGAGATGAGAAATTCATAAACTCAAACGAGTACAGCGTGGAGTTTATCAAGGGATACGATTATGGAGAGGCAGAAATAAGAATCTCAGATAAATCTGAGCTCATCCTTAAAAAGAGATGCAGCTCCACTATAAAGGGATGCGATGATGGAGGGCTCAATATCTCTATTGATGGAGCTGGAGGCAGTGATGGGGCTGGAATAGTAACGGATTCAGCCACTCCTGATGAGTATCTTACAAGTGGATAATAATGATGAAATTGAAAATCATCCTGATGCTCATACCTTTGAGCATAGGAATAAAAACGAAAGAAATGAGTATTGAGAAAGTAAGAATCAGCCAGCTACCTGTGGCAGCAGATAATGAGATCACTGATGATATGTGGATGGTATTCAATACCTCCACAGGGCAAACAAAAAGAAAGCAGTTCGGGAGCATAAAATCACTCACAGGATGTGATTCTCACTGTATGCAGGTGGAGATGCAGCCAGCAGATGTAAAGCAGATGAACTCCGTACCATACGAAATCCTCCCTGCACTGCCACTCGGCTCATACTATGTATTCGAGGATGCATTCCTATTCTCAGAGTTCAATACTACTCCATACGCCACATTCATTCAGCTAGAGATACAGGGAGCTGCTGGGGAATCCATCACGATGAGCTCGAACTGCTTAGGATTCGCTGCTGATGTAGAGGGGCAGCGATTGCCACTCGCTGATGATACTCTTACGAATCAATTTTGTAACTCATCGGTAAGAGTTACGAATGCCACTGGAGATCCTAGTGCTGGAGATAGTATTATCAGAATCGTTTTCAAGTACAGAATAATCACTTTATAGAATGAATAAACGGAGAGGAATAATTCTGATAGCACTGGGCTCACCTTATTATGGGCAGCTCGCTGCGAATCTAGCTGCATCCATCAGATACACAACTGGAGGCAGGCTGCCTGTGCATCTAGTGTGGGCAGAGAATGCTCTGAGCCATCTCACTCAGCAAAAGCTGGGGCTGTTTACATCGATGCAGGAGTGCCCTCACGAGTATTATCACAGAGGATCGAAAACTGTTTACGTGAAAGCGAAAACGCATCTTTACGATCTCACTCCATTTGATGAAACTATATTTCTCGATGTGGATACCATTATGCTGGGGAGAAATACTCTCGAGAAAGCATTCGAGGATCTGAATCATCTAGATTTTACAATGGAGAACAGATCTCGAATCAATCTAGCTCACGAGAATGCTCCTGATGATTATCTATGGGCTCACGTGAGCGATGTTAAAAGAGTTTATTCAAAAGGGGATGGATTTCTGTATGGGCTGCATTCAGAGTTCATCTACTGGAAACAGAATGAGAAACTCGCTGCATACTTTGAAACAGTGAAAGAGGTATTCGAGAATCCTCAAATCAAAATGAAACACGTATTCGATGGGGATATTCCTGATGAGTTTCCTTTCGCTATGGCTATGATCAAGCATAGAATGTATCCTCATCAGTGCCCATACGTTCCACTGTATTGGTATCTCACAGATGCCAAAAAAATCGGAACATCAAAAGAGATGATTCTACAAAATCATACAGGATATTCTGTGGGAGGAAATGCTACTCCTCCAGCAGTTCGTAAAACGTATGATCGGCTCGCTGCTGCTTATTTCAAAAAGCTAGGCTTGCAATATCCCTATAAAATAAAACAAAAGAGGCAGGAGCTTGCCTCTAGAAAATCAATGTGATGGATATCATCGAGCTAAATCTGAATTTCCTCGAGCCATATTTCGATGGCAGGAGAGTGAGAACTGGGCACAAAAAAACTGTTCAGATGTATAAGGCATTAAAAGTGCACGCTGATGGAGAGTTTCCTGAGGAGCTCATTCACGAGCGCAGACCAAATGAGAGTGCTAAAATTCAGAAATACAGGAGAACAGTGTTCAAGTCCATCACGAAATCTCCAGTGCAGAAAGTAATCACATCTCTCACAAAAATCAGGAGGTCGGTGGATTGGGGAATCATCCATCCTCGAGAGGCATATCCATCAAACGTGCCTGATACTGAACATCTATCGAAATATACTGGAGAGAAATTTCCTCGAGTGGATAGTTTTGAAAATTGGCTATTCTCAATCTGTTTCAAAAATTACATCCTCGATGCTAATGGAGTGGTATTGTATATGCCAATAAACAGAGATGCTCGTGAGAATGAGTATCTCGAGCCAGTTCCATTCATATTCAACTCTCCTCAGATCCTCGAGTACAGAGCAGGGCAGCTCTTGATCGTGAAAATTGAGGAGGATACAGCTATTCTCGATGCAGGGAATGATGAGAAAGCTCAGAAATACTGGCTCGCTGTGAACTCGGAAGTGGTACAGAAATGGGCTATATCTGAGGGAGGATTCGTGATGGATTGGGAGTATAAACATAATCTAGGAATGCTCCCTGCGATTGGGCTGGGAGGGCAGTACAAAGAGAATGCAGGCACTCACGTGATCCGAGAGAGCAGGATATCTCCTATGCTTGAGAGGCTGGATGAGGCTGCTCGAGAGTATTCGGATATGCAGGCAGAAGTAGTGCAGCACATACACTCTGAGAGATGGCAATGGGCTACACAAAAATGCACGAAATGCACGAATGAGCTGGGCATTCCTCAGGGATTCATCAATGATGATAAAACAAGAAAAAAAGTTACTTGTCCATCCTGCGATGGGATGAAAACGGTAGCAGGCTCTCCATATACTCAGATGGTAGTTCGTCCATCAAAAGAGCTCACAGGAGAGAGTGCAGCTCCGATTCCTCCTGCTGGATACATCACGAAAGAAACCAAAATCGTGGAGATTCAGGATCAGAGAATTGATGAGCATATATTCAAGGCTCTCAGCTCCATAAATATGCAGTTCATCGATAAAGTACCTCAGAACATCTCAGGGAGATCAAAAGAGGTTGATCGTGAGGAGCTGAACAATTTTGTGTATGGAGTGGCTCAGGATCTCGTGAACATCGCGAGGAAATCGATGGAAATCATCGCAGAGTACAGATATAGAATCGCGATCAAGGATGAGAAAAAGAGGAAAGCAGTGCTCCCTGATATCAAAGTGCCTGAGAAATTCGATCTCCTCTCCAGCTCGTATCTATCTGATGAGATTTCAAGGCTGAAAGAGGCAGGAGCGAATCCTGTAATCATCGCAGCTCTAGAGAAAGAGTATGCAGCGAAAAAGTTCTATAATGATCCGAGTGTGAGAGATTTACTCACGCTGATTTTAGATCTGGATCCACTGGCATCTGTATCTGAGGAGGATAAGATGATACGGAGAGCGAACAAGGGCATCACTGATGTTGATTATGTAATCAGCTCAAACATCACTGAGCTCGTGAGAGAGGCTGCTCAGGATTCATCATTCATCTCCAGCCCTCGTGATAAACAGATGGAAACACTGAGGAAAATGGCAGAGGCAAAAATGAAATCAATCAACTCGGGGAGAGTAGAGATAGCTCCTGATCCTGAGGAATAAAGATGGCAGCAGAGAGGCATATAAATGCTCTGTTTGATGTGATTAGCTCAGCAGTGGCTGGATTCGATGGCAGCATCCCTGATATACAGAGAGGCATTCTCGGAGAGGTTGAAACACTGCTCTCGGGGCTGGATTTAAAATCGGGCAGGATAGCTCCATCCATCGCTAATCTGAAAGCAGTATCTCGAATGCAGGGAAAGCTGGAGAGTATCGTGATGGATAATGATGAGTACAAAAAAGAGCTCAGCTCATATCTCGATACATTCGGAAAGATCTCTGATCTTAATGCTGGATACTTTCAATCGATAGAGGGAAAATTCAAGCCTGCATCTATATTCAAAGAGATGCAGAAACAGAGTATCGATTCCACGATATCATCTCTCACAAGTGCAGGAATTTCCTCAAATGTGACTGAGCCAGTTTATGATCTCATCAGGCAAAATGTTACAACTGGCACAAAGTTCTCAGATCTTACAAAGAGCTTGAGAGATTACATCACAGGGCAGGGAGATACACTGGGCTCTCTCGATAGGTATGTGAAACAGATCACAACTGATGCACTCAATCAATACTCAGCCAATTATATGGAGCTGGCTGCTGCTGATCTCAATCTAGAGTGGTATCAGTATGCTGGAGTGAGAATCGAAACGAGCAGAAAATTCTGCATCGCGATGATTCAAAAAAAGCACTATCACAAAATCGAAATCCCTGATCTGATAAAAGGTAAATTCCCACAGTTCAAAGAGGTAGGGGGCACTCTATACAAAAATACAGGGCTGCCGAATGGGATGGTAAAGGGTACGAATAGAGAGAATTTCCCGATATATCGTGGAGGATACAACTGCCATCATCAAGGGATTCCAGTATCAGAGAGCTCTGTTCCTGAGAGCACGAGGAGAGAGGTGTACGCGAAACACAACATCCCAACGGATGAGAATATGATGAGGAAAACTGGAGGGAAAGTTCCATCTGAATCATCTCCTCCAGCTCCAGCTCCAGCAGCTCCAAAAGCAGGAGCAGTTCCTGTGATAAAATTAGGGGCAGGAGAAAAATTCGATAACTATCTCAAGGGAATGCAGCCGAATGCTCTCAGAGTTATTGACAAAATCAGAAAGCCAGCTCAGATCGATGATGGAATAAAACTCGGAGGGGGCTCGAGATATGAAGCTCAGCATTTCGCTGATAAAAATGGATCAGGAGTGCTCATATCGCTGGATAAGTATAAAACAAAATCAGGTATGTATAATGGAGGAGATATCACTTTTCGCCACGAGTATGGGCATCATATCGATTACAACATCAGCCCGAACTCAGGGAAAGGAATCATATATCAGAGATCAATGGATCGGGATTTCCTAATGGCAGCGAGAGAGGATCTCTTATTCCTAAAAAAGAAGTATAAAAAAGAGGGATTTAAAGTGGATGAGATGTGGAGGCATCTCTCTCGGAAATATTTCAAAAGAGAGCACAGTGGATTGAGCGATATGATTGATGCTGTTTCAAAAGGTAGAATGCAGCAAAGATTCGGAGGAT